TCACAACAAACAATCCAACAATTTTTATTGAAGGCTACTCTTTTGGTTCCAAAGGTCAAGGACTATTTCAGATTGCTGAAAATTGTGGTATACTTAAATATAGATTACTTGAAAAAGGTTATGGTTATAATACCGTTGTACCTAGTGTTGTTAAAAAAGGTGCTACAGGAAAAGGTAATGCTGATAAAGATAAAATGTATGAGGCATTTGTGAAAGAAACTGAAATTGATTTGAAAAAACTATTTGATACTGATAAAGTAGGTAACCCTTTATCAGATATTGTTGATAGTTATTTTATACAAAAGGTTGGTTATGGAAACTTACATATTTGAAACTAGAAAAGCGTCAGCACCTTTCTTAAAAGCATTTACAAATAAATTAAAGAGTCAAATATTTCATGTAAAAGAAAATAATAATCTTAATATAAAGAGTGCAGATAAAGTAATTTTTGATTATAGTTGGCCAAATTGGAATGGTGAGATACCAGAAAATACATCAGCAGTATTTCAAGGTTTATTAAGAAACACAAAAAAAGTACATGATGTTTGCGTGTCAGAGGGTAGAGATTGGTACTACTTTGACCAACCATATTTTTTCTTTTCAGATTATCAACAATCAATAACAGGCGATAGATGGTATAGAGTGTGTAAAAATAATACTCAAAAAAACTATCTTGAAAAATCATATAAAGTAAATAGAAGATATGATAATCTCATGGATAGGTTGAATCAAGAGTGTAGAGAAAAACTTACACCAAAACCATGGCAATATGAGGGCAAACACATTTTAGTTATACCACCAAGTTATCATACAGCAAAGTGGTATGGTATTGATAGAATAGAATGGCAAAATAATATTGTAAAAAAACTAAAAAAACATACTAGAAAAGAAATAGTTGTTAGACAAAAATTTAAAAATAATGTAGAGTGGGGAGAAAAACTTGACAAACCTTTAAGTGAAGACTTAAAAGATTGTTATGCTATGGTATCTTTCCATTCAATGTGTGCCGTACAAGCTGTCATGTCAGGCATTCCTAGTTATTGTAGTGAACATTCGCCAGCATATCCTGTTAGTTTAGGTTTAGATGAATTAGACCAGATAAAAGACCCATTATATACAGGCGAGAGAATGGATTGGGTAAAATCATTAATGTGTGCTCAGTTTACGGAAGAAGAAATGCAATCAGGTAAGGCTTACAAACATTTAAATGGTGAAAATGTGTGGTAATGAAAAACTTAATTTTTATCAATTCAACACCAAAAACACACGAACAGGTATTATTAAATCAATTTGCTGATAGTATTGGTGCTGATGTAACACATAGCGTACAATATGAACCATGTGATATTGCTATTATATTAGGTTCATGGAAAAAAACTAAAAAATTTTCTCATCATAAATTAAAAAATGACATAGTTGATAATCATAGAGGTAAACTTATAGTCTTTGAAACACCTTTATTAAATAGAAAAATAACACAAGAACATGATAGTTATAGGGTTGGTTTAAACCATTACATGCGAGGGTTATCAGATTTTAAAAATAAAAATTCATCACCAGATAGATTTAATTCTATGGGTATTAATATTAAAGATTGGCGTAATAAAGGTGACCATGTATTAGTTATTGGTCAAAATTTATATGACGCTTCGTTATTTGGTATTGATTTAGAATTATGGTTGATAAACACAATTAAAATGTTATTAAAAAATACTGATAGAGAAATAATTGTAAGAGACCATCCTGAAAATAAATCAAGACTGAAAGAAGTAATTGAAAAATTTAATTACACCAATAGAGTTAGTTATGATAAAAATGAAAATATAAAAGATAGTTTACATAATGCCTGGTGTACCGTATCTTATACTAGTGGTTCAAGTGTAGATTCAATTATAGAAGGCATACCTGTTATAACTTGTTGTGAATATAATTTTGCATGGCCAATATCATCACACTCTTTAGAACAGATAGAAAATCCTAAATGTAATAGTAGAGAACAATTATTATATGATTTAGCTTATACTCAATGGTCATTAGAAGAAATTAGACAAGGTAAACCATGGCAACATTTAATATCAAAGTAATAACCACCTGGAATAATAATCTATTTAAGGCATATGCTCATAGATTTCAAAAGACTTATAACTGGCCTTTTGAGGTTATTGTTTATAATGAAGATGAATCAATGTTACCAGATTTAAAAGAGTTTGTTGATAGAAATAAACATAGACAACCTATATCAGATTTTAAAGAAAAAGGTCTTGATTTTTTAACAGATGGTGTTAGATTTAGTTATAAAGTATATGCATATACACATGCTATCGCTACACAAGAGGTAGATGGTTTAATTTGTATAGACGCAGACAGCGTATTTCATAAACCGATTGATGAAGACTGGATTAAAAAACATATTCATAGAGATGATTGTATGATGTCTTATCTAGGCAGAGGTGGCCATTATAGTGAGTGTGGTTTTTTATATTTTAATTTAAATCATGCAGATACATTAGCGTATGCAAACAAAATGAAATCAATGTATGATACAGACGGCATATATAATTTAAAAGAGCAACATGATAGTTATGTTTGGGATTATGTGCGAAAAGAATTTGAAAATAAAGGTACAAAAAATCATAATATAGGTGACGGTAAACCAGGTCATGTTCAAGCTAGGTCAATATTAGGTGTTATTTACGACCACACCAAAGGACCTAGGAAACTAAAAGGTCGTAGTCCAGAGGCAAGAGTATGATAAATGTTTTTATAGGTTATGATGAGGGCGAAAAAGTTTCTTATCATATATTATCAGAAAGTATTAGAAGACAATCAAGTGTACCAGTTTCAATTACACCACTTTGTTTATCTAATATACCAGAATTTAAAAGAGAATTGCAACCTAATCAATCAACAGAATTTGCTTTTAGTAGATTTATGGTGCCATATTTAAGTGATTACAGAGGTTGGTCTATTTTTATGGATTGTGATATGATGTTTAGAGGTGATATAAAAGAACTATGGGATATGAGAGATACAAAGTATTCTGTAATGTGTTGTAAACATGATTACGAACCTAAACAAGGTATAAAATTTAAAGGTGCTAAGAACGAAAAGTTTCCTAAAAAAAATTGGTCGTCTTTTATGATGATGAATAATATGTTATGCGATAAGTTAACACCAGATTATGTTAACACAGCAACAGGTTTAGAACTTCATCAATTTAAATGGTTGAAAAATGAAGACGCAATAGGAAATATACCATTAGAGTGGAACTGGTTAGTAGGTGAATATGATTATAATAAGAACGCAAAGAATGTACATTGGACATTAGGTGGACCTTATTTTGAAGATTACGCTAGAAGTGATTATGCTGACGAGTGGTTTAAAATATATTACGACACAATAGAAATTGATTTATGATAATAACACACAAGTTACCATGGGATAAATGTTTATCACATCAACTTATGCCTGCTATAGAAAAAGGTTGGAAAGATGAAGATAAACCTATACATTTCTTTTGGGGATTAGCAGGTAAAAATATACATGATATAACAATGTGTGAGGCACAAGGCGAAGAATGGTGGTATGTAGATAATGGTTATATGACTCAACAAATTACAAGATATCCAGAACCTATTATACACGATTATGATAAAACTTATTTTAGAATATGTAAAGGTGGTATTCATACTACTAAACTAAAAGAGTGTGATAATAAAAGATTAGATATAGAGTTTAAAGGTTGGCAATCAGGTGAAAATATATTAATATGTCCATCATCTCCTACCGTAACATTTCATATAAATGGTATATCACAAGAAGAATGGATAAACAAAACTATTAATGAAATAAAAAATTATACAGATAGACCAATAAAAATAAGAAATAAACCAAGACCAGGTAATGAATGGTGGAATACAAATATATTAGATGAATTAAAAGGTGCTCATTGTTTAGTTACCAATATGTCATTAGCAGCTGTTGACGCAATAATAAATGGTGTACCATGTATAACGGATAAAAAGAATGTTGCTAATTTTGTATCTAGTCAAGACATAAGTAAAATAAATTTACCATTTAAACCTAATAATAATGAAATAAATAAGTGGATGAGAATGTTATCTCATAATCAATTTACAATAAGGGAGATTGAAGATGGTATTGCCTTCAAGGTTCTTCAAGAACAAATTTAGATGGTTTGGTTTATTACTAGCTGTTTGTAGTGTATTCATATTATCAAGTGCTAATATATCTACACAATGGGTAGGTTGGTCGTTAAGTGTAGCTGCTTGTGTAATGTGGGTATGGTTTGGTTACAAAGATAAAGATTGGCCAAGAATGATTATGGAATGTATGTATATGATATTAAGTATAAGAGCT